ATGGATGATCTTGAAACCTTCGATCCGGCGCTTTTCGGGCTCTGGGCGGTGGCGCCGGCCTATGGCGAGCGCGTTGTCATGGATGACGCAGCCCTTGCGGACGAGGTGCGCGGCGTGCTGTTGGAGACGAAGTCGGCGGAACCTCCGTTCGACCCGGCCGAGGAACTGCGCCGCCTGCTGAACGAGATGACGGTGGAAATGCGCGACCAGTTCGCCACGTTCCGGCGCATGCGGGCGGCAGCTGAACAGGCGCTCACCGATGGCGACGAGGCGGCCCAGAAGCTCGCCCGCGCCGACGTGAAGGCCGCCACCGATGCCATGTCGCTGATCGTCCGCACGCTGGAAAAGGTCGACAGCCTGCAGCGCCAGCTTGCCCGCGATCGGGAGATCGAAGCGGAGCGGGTGGCGGACGAGTGCGGTTATGAAGAGGCCAAGGCCCGCTTCCTGAGGATGATCGATGACCGAGCCAATGAAAACGCAATCCGTCTTTTCGAGGCTTGGAAACGCGACGGGCCGCCTTCGGATATCGTTGAAAGGTATCAATGCCGGGCTGAAAAGTCTGCGGACGAAGCGGCGGGCGCTGGAGAAGAACGGGAGAATCACGACATCGTTGCCGGTGGGGTATGGGCAGGGCATGGACCGCATTGCGGAGGAGCGTGACGAAAACCTCGCAGGTCTGACAAAGGGTCGGGCTCTGTCCGATACGATGGGGCAGGGACGGAGCTGCACGCTCCCAATCTCCCCCCTTGCGGGGGAGATGTCAGCGGAGCCGACAGAGGGGGGTGGTGCCGCGAACCCTACAGAAGAGATTGGGGCGCCGACGACTGCCTCCGAACGGACTGGCTCGCAGTCGCTCCCCACCGAAGAACTTGAGGAGCTACCCCCCTCCGTCGCCTCTGGCGACACCTCCCCCGCAAGGGGGGAGGATGGCTGCGGCCAGGACCTCCATTCCTCAAACCTCTCCTCCGGCGGAAAGACTGAAAAGGCCGAGGATCATTTTGACGACTTCGTTCCTGCCCACGAGCGTGATTGGGACATCAAAGGCCGCCGCGAACAACGGCCACCCAAAGGCGACTGGCGGACCTGGCTGGTCATGGGCGGTCGCGGCTCCGGCAAGACCCGCGCCGGCGCCGAATGGGTGCATGCGCTGGCTTCCGCCGGCACGCGCTCGGACCTGCGCATCGCGCTCGTCGCGGAAACGCTCGGGGATGCCCGCGAGGTGATGATCGACGGCGTGTCCGGCATCTGCAGGATTGCCCGCACGAAACCACCGGATTTCGAGGTCTCCCGCCGCCGGCTCGTCTGGCCGAATGGCGCGGTGGCGCAGATATTCTCCTCCGAAGATCCGGAGGCACTGCGCGGCCCGCAATTTCATTTCGCCTGGTGCGATGAACTCGCCAAATGGAAACATGCCGAGGAAACGTTCGACATGCTGCAATTCGGGCTGCGGCTCGGTGCCGATCCGCGCCAGCTGGTCACCACCACGCCGCGGCCGGTGCCGATCCTGAAACGGCTGATCGCCGATCCCGGCACGCATCTGGTGCGAATTTCGACCCGGGCGAACAGCGGCAATCTTTCTCCGGGTTTCATCGAAACGCTGGAGCGGCGCTACGGCGGCACGCGGCTCGGCCGGCAGGAACTGGCCGGTGAGCTGATCGAGGACCGCGAGGACGCGCTGTGGAGACGGAGCGATCTGGAGGCCTGCACGATCCGCTTTGCCGGGGCGCTGCGGCGCATCGTCGTCGCGGTCGATCCGCCGTCCGGTGCCGGTGAAAACTCCTGCTGCGGCATCGTCGTGGCAGGGCTGGAAGCCCCGGGAAGGGCGGTGGTCCTCGCCGATTGTTCGGTCCAGGGCAAAAGCCCCGCCGGCTGGGCGCATGCGGTCACCACGGCCTACCAGCGCTTTCAGGCCGACCGTGTCGTCGCCGAGGTCAACCAGGGCGGCGAGATGGTCACGGCCATGCTGCGAAGCGTCGATGCGGCGCTGCCGGTCACGATGGTGCGGGCAACCCGCGGAAAGTTCCTGCGCGCCGAACCGGTCGCCGCGCTCTACGAGCAGGGCCGGGTGGCGCATGCGGGACGGTTTGTGGAGCTTGAAGACCAGATGTGTGACTTCGGCCCGGACGGTCTTTCTTCAGGGCGTTCGCCAGACCGGCTGGATGCACTGGTCTGGGCGCTCACGGCCCTGCTGCTGGAGAACCAGTCGGAACCGCGCGTCAGGGGAGTTTGAACAGCCTCATGGCGCACAGCCCTGGGCCAGGTCGGCATGAAGCCGCGCCTCGGTCTGCAGCCTGTTTGCCTCCGCGCCGCGTGCCGGCGAAAGGCAGCTCTGCCCCGGACGGAGCTGTTCCGCCAGAAGCGCCGCCCGGTCGCGATGAAACGCGCATTGTTCGCTAGCCGTGAGCGTTGAAACACGAAGCAGAAGATCGTTGGAGCGAGACATGCGGCTGTCGTGATCGGCGCGAAAAGCGAGGCAAGCGGGGTCCAGACTGTTCCTGAGCATCAGGCCCAGAAAAAGCAGAAGCGCCGCTCCTGAAAGGACCGGCGCCAGGTAGTTGCGGAGTTTTTGCATACTGCTCGAGAAGATCGATCAGCGCTGGTTTGCGGGCTTGGCCGGAGCCGTTTCGCGGATCTGTTTCCATTCGGATTCCAGACGCTCGACGACGTGCTGCGGGATCGGTTTCGAAGGGGCTGCCTGCACCGGCTGCTGCATCATCATGATCTCCTCTAGGGTTTTGAAAGCGGCTCAAAACGCTGCCTGAGGTCGTTGGTTCCACATCATTAGCGCAAAGTAAAGTTGCCGCTAAATTCTTAAAACGATTTAGTTTTTCTAAACCGATTGAAACTTTTGAACTCGGTAAAAGGGTAAGATTAATATGGCGCTCAACCGGACCATATTCTTCGATCATGTCCGCAAGGCCCTGTTCCGGGGCCGGATGAGCCAGAAGCAGGTCGATGGCGTCGAGGCGCTTCTCGATGGTTGGCGGGCGCGGGTTCCGTGCGGCCGAAGCGATGCCCTGGCCTATGTTCTGGCAACCGCCTTCCACGAAACCGCAGCCACGATGCAGCCCGTTCGGGAGACGCTGGCATCGATCGATGCTACTGCCATCGCCCGCCTGGAACGCGCCTTTGCCGGCGGCAGGCTCGAGGCGGTCAAGACGCCCTATTGGCGGCCGGACGAGGAGGGAAAAACCTGGCTCGGCCGTGGCCTGGTGCAGCTCACCCACCGGCGCAACTATGAGGCAATGTCGGCGCTGACCGGCATCGACCTCGTCGCCGATCCGGGCCGGGCCATGCAGATGGATGTCGCCGTGGCGATCCTCATCGAGGGCATGCGACGGGGCAGTTTCACCGGCAAGCGCCTCGACGACTATTTCGGGCCGCGCAGGGCGGACTGGGCCGGCGCACGCCGGATCATCAACGGCACGGATCTCGCGGAACTGGTGGCCACCTACGGCCGGACGTTTGCCGAGGCATTGCGGCTTGCCGGCTGCTGAAAGAGGAAAAACACCATGAAATCTCCATTCCGCCTGCCGTGGTTTGCCACGGGCGGGCAAAAAACCGTGCCTGCGGTCGAGCGCATCGAAGCGCAGCCGGCGGAAACCAAGATGGCCGCCGGCTTTGCCGCTTCCGGCTTCGCGATCGTCTCCGGCGAGGGGGTGGCACACTGGTCCGGCCGCTCCTATGCGGCGCTGGCGCGCACCGGCTTCATGCGCAATCCCGTCGCCTATCGGGCGATGCGTATGATCGCGGAAGCAGCCGCCGCGGTATCGTGGCTGGCCTATGAGGGAACCGCCGAAGTGGCGGATCATCCGGCGCTAGTGCTGCTGCAGCGGCCGAATGCGCGTCAGGGCGGGCCGGATTTCTTCGAGGCGCTTTACGGCCACCTGCTCCTATCCGGCAATGCCTATGTCGAGCCACTCATCGTCGGCGGCACGTTGCGCGAACTGCATCTGCTGCGGCCCGACCGGGTGAGCGTGGTGGAAGGTCGCGATGGCTGGGTGGCCGGTTACGATTACCGCGCCGGCTCGGCCACGCGGCGGCTGCCGGCGGAGGTGGACGGTGAGGGGCTGGCCTTGCTGCATCTCAAGCTTTTCCACCCGCTCGACGACCATTGCGGCTTTCCGCCGCTCGGTGCCGCCGGGGCGGCGCTCGACCTGCACAATGCGGCGGCGAACTGGAACAAGGCGCTGCTCGACAATTCCGCCCGTCCCTCCGGCGCGCTGGTCTATCAGCCCAAGGAGGGCGGCAACCTTTCCGCCGACCAGTACGAGCGGCTGAAGGCCGAGCTTGAGGCGGGTTATGCCGGCGCGGTCAATGCCGGTCGGCCGCTTCTGCTGGAAGGCGGGCTGGACTGGAAATCGATGGGTCTGTCGCCCAAGGACATGGATTTCATCGAGGCGAAGAACGGCGCGGCGCGCGACATCGCGCTCGCCTTCGGCGTGCCGCCCATGCTGATCGGCATTCCGGGCGACAATACCTATGCCAATTACCAGGAGGCAAACCGCGCCTTCTATCGCCTGACCGTGCTGCCGCTGATCGCCCGCACGGCGGCAAGCTTTTCCGCCTGGCTGTCGCAAGCCTATGCGGACGGATTGCGGCTGGAACCGGATCTCGACCGGATCGCCGGACTTTCCGCCGAGCGCGATTCGCTCTGGGCGCGGGTCGGGGCGGCGACGTTTCTGACCGAGGAAGAGAAGCGCGAGGCGGTCGGTTATTGAGGCCACTCAAGGGCTTCGGGGGAGTTTTGCGACGAGACCCCAAGCGATCTGAATCAACCTCTGAACAAGCTGACTCAATTTCACAAAAAGTCTCGGCAAGCGATTCAGATGATTGAGCGAAACGGCGCCACTTGAAGTGGTCCCTTAGCCGCGGGCGGGTTGTGCCGGAAAACGGCTCATCAGACGGCGCGCCAGCTCGGATACGTCCATTCTAATCAAGAGAGATTAAAAATGGCTGACCTTGGAAACGATCCCGGCGTCTGGGCCGCCAATGCCGTGGGCGCCACGGCCGGTGCCAGTGTCTCGCTGATCTACCTTTTTCCGAAGAACCGCCGCGAGGCGGCAAGCCGGTTTCTGACCGGCCTGATCTGCGGCCTGATCTTCGGCGGGCCGACAGGCCTCTGGCTGATGGCCCGGCTCGGCATCGAGGACGAGCTTTCGGAAACCGACATCATGCTCACCGGCTCCGCCGCCGCCAGCCTTTGTGCCTGGTGGGTGCTCGGCGCGCTGGCGCGGGTGGCGGAGCGGTATGGGAAGAGGGTGGGGTAAGAGACCCCTCCCGGCCTGCCGGCCACCCTCCCCACAAGGGGGAGGGACACACGCGGCCAGCGTTTCCCCCGCCATGTTGCTCGTCTCGCTGCAGTCCATGAATGCGGGCTGTCGGTGCGACAATTCTAACCCTCCCCCTTGTGGGGAGGGTGGTCGGCAGGCGGGAGGGGTGCCTCGATCAAAGCGATAATCAGGAGAATACCAATGCACGCTTACCGCGGGCCGCGCCCCGATATGCGCAAATTCGCCAATCTGGAACTCGCCGGCATCACAGGAGACGGCACGTTTTCCGGTTATGCCAGCGTCTTCGGCGAGGTCGATCTCGGCAAGGACCGGATCGAGCGCGGCGCGTTCTTAAGCTCGCTCGTCGAGCGCGGCCCGGCTGGTGTGCGCATGCTCTACCAGCACGATCCGAACGAACCGATCGGCGCCTGGAAGACGATCCGCGAAGATGCCCGCGGGCTTTATGTCGAAGGGCAGCTTTCGCCCGGCGTCGGCCGTGCCCGCGAGGTGCTGTCGCTGATGAAGACCGGCGCGCTGGACGGGCTTTCGATCGGCTTTCGCACGGTGAAGGCCCGTACCGAACCCAAAACCGGCGTGCGGCGCATTCTGGAAGCCGATCTCTGGGAAATTTCCGTGGTGACTTTCCCGATGCTGCCATCGGCCCGGGTCTCCAACGTCAAGCATGCGCGGTTCTTCCGCGACCGGGAAACCGAGCTTGTCCGCCAGATGCGGCGGGCGGCGAAAATCATGATGCAGTCAACCTTCAAAGGAAAAGCGATATGACGCAGCAGGCGACCATTGCCCCCGAAATCAAGGCCATCCCGGAAACGGTGACGGCCGCCTTCGACGAATTCATGGAGGCATTCGAGGCCTTCAAGGAGGTCAACGACCGCCGGCTTGGCGAGATCGAGCAGAAGCTCACCGCCGACGTGGTGACGCGCGACAAGATGGACCGCATCAACCGCGCCGTGGACGACCAGAAGAAGGTGCTCGACCAGCTGGTGCTGAAGAAGGCGCGCCCGCAGCTGGGCTCCGGTGCCGGTCGCGGCGACCTTTCGCCGGAAGCGGTCGAACACAAGGCGGCTTTCGACGCCTATGTCCGCCGCGGCGACGAGGCGGGCCTGCGCGAACTGGAGGCCAAGGCTTTCTCCGGCACGACCGGTGCCGATGGCGGCTACATCGTGCCGCCGGAAACCGATACGGAAATCGGCCGCCGCGTTTCGATCGTTTCGCCGATGCGGGCGCTCTCGACGGTTCGCACCGTCTCTTCCTCCGTGCTGAAAAAGCCCTTCGCGACATCGGGCCTTTCGACCGGCTGGGTGGCGGAAACCGCGGCCCGGCCGCAGACCAACACACCGCAGCTTGCCGAGCTTTCGTTCCCGACCATGGAACTCTACGCCATGCCGGCCGCCACCCAGGCGCTGCTGGATGACGCCGCGGTCGACATCGAGGCCTGGATCGCCGGCGAGGTGGATATCGTCTTCGCCGAACAGGAAGGCGATGCCTTCATCCGCGGCGACGGCATCAACAAGCCGAAGGGTTTCCTGGCCTATACGGCGGTGGCGGACAGCGGCTGGAGCTGGGGCAATCTCGGCTACATCGCCACCGGCAATGCCGGCGCCTTCAAGGCCACCAACCCGTCCGACAATCTGATCGATCTCGTCTACGCGTTGAAGGCCGCTCATCGCCAGAACGGCACCTTCATGCTGAACCGGAAGACTCAAGGGGAAGTGCGCAAGTTCAAGGATGCTGACGGCAATTACCTCTGGCGCCCGCCGGTCAGCGCCGGTCAGGCAGCTTCGCTGATGGGTTATCCGATCGCGGAAGCCGAAGAAATGCCGGATGTCGGCGCCGGTTCGCTCTCGATCGCCTTCGGCGACTTCCGCTCCGGCTATCTCGTCGTCGACCGCGCCGGGGTGCGCATCCTGCGCGATCCCTATTCGGCCAAGCCTTACGTGCTGTTCTACACCACCAAGCGTGTTGGTGGAGGCGTGCAGAATTTCGAAGCGATCAAGCTGCTGAAGTTTGCGGCGAGCTGATGCTGCCGCGAGTGAGTAGTGGGTCGTGATGAATGAATAGGGGCGGCCGATGGCCGCCTTTTTCGCATCGATGCCGGCTGCTCCTCCACTGCTCACTACCGACTAACCACTACTCACTGGACAATCATGACCTACGCTCAAACCAATCCGCCCACCGCGGAGCCGCTGACGCTTGCCGAGGTGAAAGCGCATCTGCGCATCGACGGCACGGAGGAAGACGCGCTCCTCGCCTCGCTGATCGCTACTGCCCGCGAACATTTGGAACGCGAGACCGGCCTCTGCCTCATCGCCCAGAGCTGGCGGCTCTATCTCGACCGCTGGCCGAAGGACGGCATTGTCCGGATCGAGAAATACCCCCTGCGGACGATCGATGCCGTCACCGTCTACGAGGCGGACGGGGTGGCGGTTGACGTTTCACTGGAAGATCATCTCCTTGACGGGGAGGCCCGGCCCGCAAGGCTGTGGCTCAAAAAACCTCCGGCGCCCGGCCAGTCGATCAACGGCATCGAGATCGATTTCTCCGCCGGTTTCGGAGAAGCGGGCGCCGATGTGCCCGATACGCTGAAACGGGCGATGTCCATCCATATCGGCCACATGTTCGCCTTCCGCGGCGTCGTATCGCCCGACCAGCAGCCAGCCGGCATTCCGGACGGCTACGAGCGGCTGATTGCGCCTTACCGCAGGCGGAGGCTCTGATGGTCACCTTCTTCGATCCCGGCCAGCTGACCGCGAGGCTGGATCTCGAAATGCCGGAGACCGAACCCGACGGCCAGGGCGGCGCGACAGTCACCTGGACCGTCGCCGCTTCGCTCTGGGCGCGTATTGAGCCGGTCTCATTCGTCGTCGGCGAGGAAGCCGCAGCCGACAGCGCGAAGATCACCCACCGGATCTGGATGCGCCACCGCAACGACATCGCCGCCGGCCAACGGCTGCGCAAGGGCGAGCGGGTGTTCTCTGTCAAACTGGTGCGCGATCCGGATGAGACGGCGCGCTATCTTGTCTGCCAATGCGAGGAGGAGGCCCGATGAGTGCCGCAAGCACACTCTTGCAGGCCATCCACCAGCGCCTTTTCGACGATTCGGCGCTGACCGCAGTTATTGGCCCGGACGGCGTCCGCGACCGCCTCCTGCCACGCGCTGCACTGCCCTGCATCGTCTTCGGCGAGATGGAAACCCGCGATTTCTCAACCTCCACGGAAAGTGGCGAAGAGCATTTCCTGACGCTGGAAATCTGGTCGGACGGGGAGGGGCGTCGGCAAGCCCAGCAGATCGCCGGCCTAGTCCGCGGCCTGCTGCACGATGCCTATTTGACGATGGCCGGCGTCTCGTTGGTCAGTCTTCTGCAGATCGGAATGAAGACGCGGCGCGAACCGAAGACGAAGTTTTATGTAGCGGAGATGCGGTTCAGGGCTGTGACTGAGTGATTGCATTTTGAATATTTGAGCGGCTGTTGTATATACATTGCAGTTACAGGCGAGGCCGGTCATGGGTGCAGTGCGTAAAAGCGAGACGATCAATTTACGTGTCGACGCCGGCACACGTGATGTCATTGCGCGTGCCGCGGAAGTGTCCGGTAAATCGCTGACCACGTTCATGACCGAAGCGGCGTTCGCGGCGGCGCAGAAGGAACTGCTCGATCAGCGTTATGTCGCTGTCGATGCTCAGGTTTTCGACGCTGTCGTGCAATTGCTGGAGGAGCCGACACGGGTCAATGAGAAGCTTGCGACGCTTCTCAAGTCGAACCGAAAATGGATCGACTGATCTCATGTATCGCAAACCGGCTCCGCTCGACGAGCGGCACCATCTTGACGATTTCGACAGCGGCAAGCCGGCGCTCGATGCCTTTTTGAAGGACATGGCGCTTCATAATCAGGCGCAGGGCTACACGCGAACTTTCGTCATCGCGGATGTTGATTTTCGCGTCGTGGGCTATCACTCGCTGTGCGCCGGATTGATCTCGCGGGACAACGCGCCACGTCAGGTCAAGGGCCATCGCGCGCCGGGTGAAATACCGGTGGCGCTGCTGGCCCGGCTCGCAGTGGACCGGAACCATCAGGGGCACGGTCTCGGTGCTGAATTGTTGAAGAACGCACTTCTGGCGGTTGTTGCGACAGCGGAAGTCGTCGCCTTCCGTGCCGTGATGGTCCATGCGCTCGATGAGGAAGCGGAGCGCTTTTACTTGAAGTATGGATTTCGGCAGGCCAAGGGGCTTGAGCGCACCCTGCTTCTGCCGGTAAAGGATATCGCCGCCTCATTGGGCGGTTGATGTACCCCGCGCATTCGCCTTCTTCACCATCGCCGCCAGCATCAGCACGAAGACGAGCGATGCTGCCGAAAGTGCCGCGCCGGTCAAAAGCACGGCTGTGGTGCCGGCGCGGTCCAGGATGGCGGTGAAGATTACCGGGGCGGCGGCGTTGGCGAGGTTTTGCGGCAGCGACAGGCGGGCTGATTGCAGGCCGAACTCCTTGGCCGAGAAGATCGACAGCGGCAGCAGCGCGCGGGCGACCGAGACGACGCCGGTGCCGAAGCTGTAGAGCGCCACGAAGGTGATCAGCACTGCGGATGAAGACGGCATCGACATGGCGAAGAGAAAGCTCGCCAGTGTCAGGCCCGAACCGACGATGGTGGTGAGGATGGCATTACCGCGCCGGCCGAGCAGCATGTCGACGAAGCGGGCGGAAACGCCGATCGCGCCGCGCGCCGAGCCGAGTTGCAGCGCCAGTGCCGGCGATGCGCCACCGGCCCGCAGCAGCGCCAGGAATGTCGGGGACAGGCCGAAACCGATGAACGAACTGATCGTGGTCGTCGCGGCGACGAGGAAAAATGCCCGGCGGCGTTCCGGTTCCGTGAAGTCGACCGGAGTGAGTTCGGCGGATTGCGCGCTGCCTTCGGTTTGCGCCGGTTTGGGAAGTCCGAAAAGATAGAGCGGCAGGCAGACGAAAATCTGCAGGGCGGCGGTGAAGACGAATGTCAGGCGCCAGCCGATGAGATCGTTCAGCAATGCCAGAACCGGCCAGAAGATGGTTGCCGAAAGCCCGGTGAACAGCATCAGGATGGCGATCACCCGCTTGCCGTTCATGCCCTCGCGCTCGACGACTGCCGTATAGGCCGGCGCCGACAGGCCGAACGCGCCGCCGATGCCGATCACCACCCAGGCCGCCGCATAGATGATGAGTTCGTGGGCGGCGGCCAGCAGCAGCAGGCCGACGGCGAATATCACCGACGCGACCGCCATCACCCGCGAAGCGCCGTGGCGGTCGAGCAGCCTGCCCGTCGCGGGGCCGGCCAGCGCGCTGACCAGCATCATGATCGACAGGCCGAAAAACACCACCTCGTTCGCCAGCCCGAGATCGGGCGCGATGATGCGGCCCATGACGCCCAGCATATCGAAGGTCGTGCCCCAGGAAATGATCTGGGTAACGGCAAGCACGGCAATTGTTTGCGTCGAGCGCAGGGCGGCGGGTGTCGGCATGGCGGTGCTTGAAATCGATACGGGAAATGAATGCAGAAAATGCTGGTGCGAGGGCTTTAGCACTCGCCCATTCCCGGCGGAAGCGGATTTGCAGGTAAACGAACAGGCAAGCGGAAAGGAATGCGGCCATGGTGGCGCAAAAGGGTAAGGATCTTCTCCTGAAGGTCGATGACGGCGGCGCGTTTGCGACTGTTGCGGGTCTGCGGTCGAAGCGGCTCGCCTTCAATGCGGAGACCGTCGATATCACCGACGCGGAAAGTGCGGGGCGGTGGCGCGAGTTGCTGGGTGGCGCGGGCGTGCAGCGCGCCTCGCTGACCGGGGCCGGCCTGTTCAAGGACCAGGCGAGCGATGCCCTGGTGCGCTCGGCCTTTTTCGCCGGCAGCATTCTCGCCTGGCAGGTGCTGATCCCGGCTTTCGGAACGATCACCGGACCGTTCCAGATCACGGCGCTCGAATATTCCGGCGAGCACAATGGCGAGGTCCGGTTCGAGCTGGCGCTGGAATCGGCTGGCAGCCTTGTCTTCGGAGCGCTGTGATGCTGACCGGAGGACGGGCAAACCGCCGGCGCGGCGAGGTTGAAGCGTTGATTGATGGCGAGCGGCGCATTCTGTGCCTGACGCTGGGGGCGCTGGCCGAGCTGGAAACTGCTTTCGCGGCGGGAGATCTGAACGGTCTGGCGGACCGTTTTTCCGCCGGGCGTCTGAAGGCCGCGGACATGATCCGCCTGATCGGAGCAGGCCTGCGCGGCGGAGGCAACCTCTTTTCCGATGACGAAGTGGCGGGAATGAGCATCGAGGGCGGTCTTGCCGGTTCGGCGCGTATCGTCGCCGATCTTCTGTCTGCGACGTTCGGTGCGCCGGAGGAGATCACCGTAAACCCTTGAGCGCCGCAGCGGGCAGGCGTGCCGCGCCGGAGCCGTTTCCGTGGGAAACGGTCCTGCATGTCGGCCTCCACCTGCTGCGGCTTTCATCCCGAGATCTATGGGCGCTGACCCCGCGTGAATTCTTCGCTGCGACCGGCGGCTTGAAACCGCGCGCCGCGTGTCTGGAGCGGGGCGGCCTGGAGGCTTTGATGAGGCGGTTTCCGGACATGGAGGCAGGAAATTGATGGAAAGCGACGAAAACACATTCAACGACACCATTTCCGGTGCCGAGAACCTGACGCATATCATGGGCGACCTCGAACTACGCTCACAGCGTTTCGGTGCCGCCCTTTCCGGCGCCCTGAGGTCTGCCACGGTCGGCGGGCGGGGGCTCGAAGACGTGTTGCGCGGTCTTGGCAACCGGCTGGCCGATATCGCGCTGTCGGCCGGGCTCAAACCGCTGGAAGGCCTGCTCGGCAATGCGCTGGGCGGCATCATGGGTGGGCTTTCTGGAGCGGTGACGCCGTTTGCCGAGGGCGGTGTCGTTCGCTCCCCGACCTTTTTTCCGATGGGCGGCGGCTCTTCCGGCAGCCTGGGGCTGATGGGCGAGGCAGGTGCGGAGGCGATCCTGCCCCTGAAGCGAGGCGCAGATGGAGCGCTCGGCGTGTCTGCCGATGCGAGTGGGGCCGGTCCTCAGATCGTCTTCAACGTGACGGCGACGGATGCGGCGAGCTTTCGCAAGAGCGAAGGGCAGATTTCGGCCATGCTGGCGCGCAGTGTCATGCGCGGGCGCAGAGGACTGTAGGCGGGAGGAGAGATCATGACCGGATTTCACGATGTGCGGTTTCCACTGCGGCTTGCGCTCGGCGCGACCGGCGGACCGGTGCGGCGCACGGATATCGTCAACCTGTCCAACGGGAGAGAGCAAAGGAACCAGCGCTGGCGGGATTCCCGCCGCAGCTACGATGTCGGCACGGGCATCAAATCGCTTGCCGATCTCTATGCGGTGCTGGAGTTTTTCGAAGCCCGTGGCGGTCAGCTTTACGGGTTCCGCTTTCGCGATCCGCTCGACTGGAAATCCTGTGCGCCTGGGACGGAGATATCGGCCGAAGATCAGGTCATCGGAACGGGTGACGGGGTCGTTGCGGCTTTCCAACTGGTCAAAACCTATGCGGACGCGGGCGGCGGTTGGACACGGCGCATCACCAAGCCGATCACCAGTACCGTTGCTGTGTCGGTCGACGGCATGATGCAAACCGGGGAGGCCGTCGCCATCGATACGGCAACCGGCATCGTTACCTTCACGGCCGGCCATGTCCCGGCAGCGGGCGCCGTCATCCGGGCGGGTTATGAATTCGACGTGCCGGTGCGGTTCGATATCGATCGGATTGAGGTCAACCTTGCCCATTTCGAGGCGGGCAGCATTCCGACCATTCCGCTCATCGAGGTGCTGATATGAGAACGGTTCCCGCAGCCCTTGCCGACCATTTGGCCGGCGAGGCCACAACCGCATGCCACTGCTGGCGGGTGACCCGGCGCGACGGGGTGGTGCTGGGTTTTACCGAACATGATCGCGATTTGAGTTTCGACGATACGGCCTTCATGGCGGCGAGCGGGTTTGTCACCAGCGAGGCGGAAGCCGCAACAGGCCTGTCCGCCGGTGCTGACGAGGTGGCAGGCGGCTTCTCCAGTGCCGCGATCCGCGAGGATGAATTGGCCGATGGCCGTTTCGATGGCGCGCGGGTGGAGCTGTTTCTGGTCAACTGGGCTGATCCGGACCAGCATGTGCTTCTGAATGTCCGGGAAATCGGCGAAGTTTCCCGCGCCAGTGGACAGTTTCGGGCAGAGCTTCGCAGCATCGCCCATCGCCTCGACCAGCCGCAGGGGCGTGTCTACGGCCGCCGCTGTGACGCCAGCCTCGGCGACGCCCGTTGCCGCGTCGACCTTGCCACGTGGCGAGGCGAGGGGAGTGTGATGGAAATCAGGAATGCCAGCCGGATCATCGTTTCGGGGCTTTCGGAGTTCGAGAGTGGCTTTTTCAAACAGGGTCTTCTGGTCTTCGCCGGCGAACCGGCGATCGATGTCGAAAGCCATCGAAGATATACAGACGGCACTGTCGAACTGACCTTCTGGCTGCCCGCGGAGAAGCCGGCCGCCATCGGTGCTGCCTTCACCATCACGGCCGGCTGCGACAAATCCTTTGCCTCCTGCAAGGCGCGCTTCGCCAATCACCTGAATTTCCGTGGCTTTCCGCATGTTCCGGGCGCCGATTTTGCCTATTCCTATGCGGACGGGGAGCGGACGCATGATGGCGGCCCGATCTTCGAATGAGCAGCACCGGAAGCAGGATTGTCGCCCTCGCGGAAGGCTGGATCGGCACGCCCTATCGGCATCAGGGGGCCACGAAAGGCATCGGGTGCGATTGCATCGGCCTGATCCGTGGCATCTGGCGGGAGCTTTATGGCGAAGAGCCGGGAGACGTGCCCGCCTATGCCCCGGATTGGGCCGAGCGCAGCGGTGAGGATCGGTTGATGCATGCGGCGGCCCGGTTGTTCGGTAGGGCCATCCCGATCCGGGAAGCTGATCCGGGTGATCTTCTGCTGTTCCGCTGGCGGCCGGATTGCGCGGCAAAACATGCCGGCATCGTAGCCGGGCCGCAGCATTTCATCCACGCCTACGAGCAAACAGCCGTGACGCGTTCGGTTCTGGTGCCGTCATGGCGCCGGAAGATTGCGGCGGTGTATCGGTTTCCTCCGGCCATCCTGTCCGATTGAAAGAAGATGCCGTTTGGCATATTGTGTTGGAGTGGTGAGCGAGGCGGCAACCCCGCCCACCGTTTTCTTATCTTTTGAAAATGACCCGGACGGTCACTGACCAGCTCGTCCGGGTCGTCTTCAAGATAAGCGTAATGCCAATCGGCCTGAGCCTCATAACACTACCTCCACATTCGAGAGCAGGGCTCCTGCCTGAGCCGATGTAGCCCATCTTCACCGGTGCACCGGCTGGTGCGGTGCCTGCTGCTTGCGCTCCCGAGTTTTCACACGCTATCACGCTTTTTACGCGCATCCAGCGATATTCGCTGGATGGTTGCGAGGTATTCTCATGGCCACTATTCTTCTCCAGGCCGCCGGTGCTGCACTTGGCGGTGTTTTCGGGCCTGTGGGCGCGATTCTAGGGCGTGCGGCGGGTGCCTTGGCCGGCAGCATGGTCGATCGGGCCTTGATCGGCGGTAGCTCGACGATATCAGGGCCGCGGCTTGCGACTGCACGCATTCCGGGTGCTGACGAGGGGGCGGCGGTCAGCCGGGTCTACGGTGCCGCCCGCATAGGCGGCACATTGATATGGGCGACACGGTTCGAGGAGGAGGTGACCCGCGAGCGTTCCGGCGCGAAGGCGACTGGTCCGCGCGTCGAGACCTTTCGCTATTTCGCCAATTTCGCCGTCGGGCTTTGCGAAGGGCCGATCGCCGGCATAAGGCGGATCTGGGCGGATGGCCGCGAGCTTGATCTGACCGGGCTGGAGATGCGCATCTATCCGGGCGACGACGCGCAGTTGCCCGATCCGTTGATCGAGGCGAAACAGGGAGAGGGCAATGTGCCCGCCTATCGCGGGCTTGCCTATGTCGTGTTCGAGCGCCTGCCGCTCGACATATTCGGCAACCGCATCCCGCTGCTGCAGTTCGAAGTGCTGCGGCCGGTCGGCCGGTTGGAGAGCCAGATCCGCGCCGTCACGATCATTCCGGGTGCGACCGAACATGGCTATGCCACCGTGCCGGTCACGGAAAAGACGGGCGAAGGCAGCGCGCGCATCCTCAATCGCAACGTGCTGACCGCGACGACAGATTGGCAGGCCTCCATCGACGAACTTCAGGCGCTTTGTCCCAACCTGGAAAGGGTCGCGCTGGTCGTTTCGTGGTTCGGCACCGATCTCAGGGCCGGGCAATGCCGTATCGTGCCAGGCGTCGAAGTTGCTGCAAGGGATAGTGAAAGCAGTGAATGGTCGGTGGCGGGTGTTGTGCGCGCGGACGCTCACCTGATCAGCCGGAATGATGGCCCCGCCTATGGAGGCACGCCGGACGATACCAGCGTCCTACAGGCGATTGCAGATCTCAAGGCGCGCGGATTGAAGGTCCATCTTTATCCGTTCGTGATGATGGATATCCCGGCCGGCAACGGCTTGCCCGATCCGCATGGTGGTACCGAACAACCCGCCTATCCGTGGCGCGGGCGGATTACCTGTTTTCCCGGTCCATCCATGCCAGATAGTGCCGACCGGACCTCGGCGACGCGAGCGCAGATCGAAGCCTTTGCGCGGGGCGAGGAAGGCTATCGGCGCATGGTGCTTCATTATGCGGGCCTGGCGGAGACAGCGGGCGGCGTCGATGGCTTCATCATCGGCTCAGAATTGTGCGGGCTGACGCGGCTTCGCGACGATGCCGGCAGTTTCCCGTTCGTCGAGGAATTGGTGGCGCTGGCCGCCGACGTGCGGGCGGTCGTCGGGCCGGATACCAAACTCACCTATGGCGCCGATTGGAGTGAATATTTCGGTTATCACCCGCAGGACGGTTCGGGCGATGTCTTCTTTCATCTGGACCCGCTCTGGGCGTCACCGGATATCGATGCGGTCGGCATCGACAATTACATGCCGCTTTCCGACTGGCGGGACGAAGACCTTGCGGACGAAAACCCGGACGGTTTCAGAAGTGCCGATGATCTTGCGGCTATGGTCTCCCAGATTGCGGCCGGCGAAGGATATGATTGGTACTACGCCAGCGATGCGGATCGACAAAACAGGCACCGCTCGCCGATAACCGACGGTATGGCCGGAAAACCCTGGGTTTTCCGCTATAAGGACCTGCAAAGCTGGTGGTCCAATCGGCACTACGATCGCACACGCGGCTCGCAAAGCGCCGCTCCGACCGGCTGGTTGCCACGGCAAAAGCCCATCTGGTTTACCGAGCTCGGCTGCCCGGCGGCGGATAAGGGGGCGAACCAGCCCAACGTCTTCATCGATCCCAAATCGGCGGAAAGTGCCGCACCGTATTTCTCCAGCCTCGGCCGATCCGACAGCATGCAGCGCAGGTTCCTGGAGGCGCATCACGGCTGGTGGCAGGGCAGCGCCGCGCCCGTGGGAATGGTGGATGAAGGTCATATCTTTGTCTGGACCTGGGACGCGCGCCCGACGCCGGCCTTTCCGGACGACCTCTCGGTCTGGCGGGACGGCGATAATTGGCGCACCGGCCATTGGCTCAACGGCCGGCTCGGCGGCACCACACTGGCGGATGCGATTGCCGCGATCCTGACGGAGCACGGTTTCACCGATTTCGACGTTTCGGCAGTCAGCGGCGATCTGACCGGTTACGTCCAGGGGGAACTGACCTCGGCGCGCGCATTGCTGGAGCCGCTGCTCGATGTGTTTCAGGTCGACGTGACGGAACACGGCGGCAGGCTGCATTTTCGCTCGCGCTTGCGGGGGAGCCTGCCGGCGAAGCACATTGCCGTCGTCGCTGATATCGAAGGCGAGCCGCTGTGGACGGAGGGCCGTGGCCACGATAGCGATTTTGCAGCCGAGTCAGTCCTGACGTCCTATAACCCCAGGCTCGATTACGAGCAGGCAAGCGTGCGGTCACGAAAAGCGCGGGCGGAGAGCCAGCGTACATTGGGTTACGACCTGCCGGCCATCTTGCCGGAGGAAGTGGCTCTCGGCGCTGTCGAAAGCCTGCTACGCACGCAACGGATCGGCAGGCGAACCGTGAGCTTTGCCCTGTCGCCCGCTGATATTTCCGTCATGCCCGGTGACTTGGTGAAGCTGATGTTGCCGGATGCGCCGGCCCCCGATGGCGGCTTCATCGTCGAGCGGATCGAGGAGGGCTCGGTGCGGCGCGTCGAGGCACGACACCATGCGCCGCTTGCGCCCGTCAACTATGCCGCCGAAAGCCGCCGCAAGGATGGTGGCAGCAACCCTGCCGGCGCCTTTTCGCCCATCCTGCATTTCCTCGACCTTCCGCGCTTTTCTGCCGATTCAGCGACCGGCTTTGCGCGTGTCGCAGCCTTCGCCCGTCCCTGGCGGCGCATGGCGGTGTCGTCCTCGGCAACAGGCGAGGGCTATCGCATCCGCACCGTTCTGGAGCGGCCGGCCCGGACGGGGACGCTCGCGTCACCGCTGCAGGGCGGCGTCTCGGGTCGCTTCGACCGCGCCGGGTCGATCGAACTGGACCTCCATTTCGGCGGCCTGTCTTCTGCCGCGGAGTTGGCTGTTCTGAACGGCGAGAACCGCATCGCCGTGAAGGCCGCGAGCGGCGTCTGGGAAGTCATCGGCTTCGCGACAGCCGAAGAGATCGCGCCCAATCGCTGGCGGCTGACGAACCTGCTGCGCGGGTTGGCCGGAACCGAGGATGCGATGAGCGCAGGCGCCGTCCCGGGCGCTGCCATCGTCGTGCTGGACGAGGCGGTCGTGCCACTCGGCCTGTCGGCGGAGGAGCGCGGACTTGCGATGAACTGGATCGTCGAAAGCCTCGCTCAGGGCGGTGGGCGGTTCGGACCTCTGTCATTTGCGGGCGGGATGCGCGCCGAAACGCCTTTAGCGCCGGTTCACATCCGGGGCGAGCGAACAGCGGCGGGAGATATCCGCGTCGCCTGGATACGACGCGGGCGCATCGAGGCGGATGACTGGAGCAGTACGGATATCCCCTTCGATGAACCGCAGGAGCGGTACCGCATCGAACTGTTGTACGGAGTGGCCGTCAAACGCGTAGCAGAAGTTGCCTCACCGTCATTCACATACTCTGCCGCCGAGGAAATTGCCGATTTCGGCGCGCCGCAAACCAGCCTTTCGCTGCGCGTCCGCCAGCTGGGCCGTGCGGTCCCGCTCGGCATTCTGGCACAAGCTGAAATCCTATTGTAGGTTGATGGAAGGAGAGATTTTCATGGATGGAATGAAGTTCTGGTATCAGTCGAAAACGGTTTGGGGCGCGCTGATCGCCATTGCCGCATCGGTGCTGCAAGCCGCTGGAATCCACCTCGGAGGCGATGTTCAGGCCGATCTGGCGGACATTGCCGTAACCCTTGCAGGCGCAACCGGCGGGCTTTTGGCGATTTACGGGCGCCTCACCGCCGAGAGCGGAATCAGGGGAAAATAGCCACCTGAACGCCAGCGTTACCGACCATTCATTTGCCATTCAGCAGCCTTTGGCTACATAATCCATCACATGCTTTGGATATGGCATCTGTTGTCTTCTGAGTGGAATTTGTAACCATGGCGCGACTGCCGATCATCGCGATACTGGCCGCCGGCATAGCCGGTTTCGCCGGCTTTCAGCCGGAACGGGCCGTCGCGCTTGATTACCTCGTCTTCGTTTCGGGCGACTGTGGCTCGGCGGCGTCTCGCGTTGTGCGCGAAACCGGCGGCGAACTTCTGTCCGCCCAGCCGGCGTCCGACGGGCAGACCTGCACGGTAACGGTTCTCATTCAGGGCAAGGGCAATGAACGGCCGCGCAAGGTGACCAAAACGGTTCCCATGTGA